ATCCTTGGTGGCGTAGCGGAGCACGGCGTCCTGGCCGGGGATGTGCGGGAAGCCGCGGAAGTTGGCGATGTTGGTGAACTTGGCCCCGCAGGTCTCCATGCGCTTGTCGCAGCCCGCGCGGATGGTGAAGCCGTCGCCCTCGGCGATCGCGCGCACCGGCGCTTCGAGCAGCGTCAGCACCGCGATGCCGTCCGTCACGTCATGGCCCAGCACTTCCGCGCGACGCCCCGCATTCGTGCCGCTGGTCCATTCGATGATCCCGAAGGTGAACCAGCCGAGCTCGAACCCGCCGAGCCCCGATGCGGTGAAGGCGCGGTCGCGCAGAAGGTCGATCACCGCACCGGTGCCCTTGTAGGTCGGATCCTCCAGATCGACCCCACAGCGCGCATCGCCGAGCACGGCGTCGCAGGTCGCCTGGAACGTCCGCCCGACCGTCTGGCCCAATACATGCGCGAGCGATCGCACCTCGGCGACGAAGGCCAGCCGCCCGCGCCGAATCTGGCCGATGGCCCCGCGCCGTATCAGCACGCGCTGGCCGGTGTCGGCCCAATTCACCCGCCAGACCTCGACCGCCGCGTTGTCCCAGCGGCCGTCTAGGATGTCGGTCTCGGTGATCCGGTCGGAGGTCAGCACGCCCTCGGCATCCTGTGCATCGACCGACAGGTCTGGCCCCGAGCGCACCTCGGACGCCGTGAGCCCGCTCTCGGGCTCGAAATCCGTGCCATCGAAACTCAGCGTCCGGTCATGGTCGGTGAAGCCGAACCTCGTGCCGTCGGCGCGCGCGATCCGCCAGCACCAGGCGAGCGTCGTCGTGCCCTCGTCGAGATGGGCCTGCAGGGCGGGAGCGAGGGTCTTCATCGGCGCAGTTCCAGAAGCGGAATGGAGGTGATCGATCCGAGTCGCTCGAGGTCGAGCGTCACGTCGAGCACGTCGGTGTCGAAGCGGACCGGCACGTCGAATTCGAAGCCCGCGGTGATCGCGACGCCAGCGCTCGGCGCCGCGCTGATGGTGACGACACCGGTCGTGGTGTCGACGGACCAGCCGGAAGGTTGCTCCACGCCGCCGAGCGCGATTCGCACGCTTCCCGCCACCGGCTTCGCGATGGCGCGCGTCCAGGATTGCGCGCCCGAGGCGTAGCGCTTCACCAGCTGGAAGGCGGTCGTCGCGCCGTCGCCGGTCCCGATCGCCTGATCGGTCGGTGCTAGCGTCTGGGACGGCAGGCAGGACTTGTGGTCGCCCCAATCCTTGAAGCGGAAACCATGGAGCCGCCCGTTCCGCGCTTCGAAGAAGGCCACGACCGCCGCCAGATCGTCGGCACGGCGGATGCCGTACGCGACGTCGTAGCGCCGGCGCGAGTTGGCCCAGCTGGCGTTGCGTTCCTCGTCGCCCGAGGCGAGCTCGACGATCTGCGTGCGCCGCTCGGGCCCGCCCCGCGCGCCGCGGCTGATGTTGTCGGGAAACCGGACCTCGTGAAACGCCATCACATGCCCCTCCGACCAAGCGAGACGGCGCGGGCGATGTCGGCCGCGACCTGCGTGCGCGACTGCCGGAAGCTTTCGGCGTCGCGAGCCATGATGGTCACGTTGACCCCGCCGCCCGCGCCGTAGGCCTGCGCCTCTCGCCGCGACAGCACCCGCTCGCCGCGCTGCAGGATTGCGGGCACCTCGTCGTGGCGAAGTCCGGCCATGCCGCCGCCATGCATCCGGGGCGCGGCGGCGAAGGCCATCGCCGGGACCAAGCGCGAGGGGCCGGCCGATCCTACCATCCCGCCCGCATGCAGGACGTTGGCGAAAATGCCGCCCGCCCCGGAGAACACGCCGGAGAGCGCGTTTGCGATCGGCCCGAGGATGAACCGCCGCGCCGCGAGCTGGGCGAGATCGGCCAGCAGCGAGGTGACGAGGTCGCGGAAGTTCAGCTTGCCGGTCTTCACGAACTGGCCCACCGCGTTCTCGGCCGACTGGAATGCGCCGACGAGGCTCTGGCCGATGTCGCCGCCGATCTCGCGCGCCTTGCTGGCATAGTCTGAGAGCGCCGCCGTGACCGCCTGCCAGCCGGTGACGGCCGCCTCGGTTGCGGGCTCCACTGCCGCAGCAGCAGCCCCGGCCGCCGCGCCTGCACCCGTGGCGGCGCGCCCAGCATCGCCAAGCGCCGTCTCCAGCCGCTCGGCAGCACCGGTGGCCTCGGCCAGCGCATCGGCACTCGCCTCATCGGTGCCGCGGACCGCATCACGCAGGGCCTGCCAGCTTTCGAGCGGGGCGCGGGCCCCTTCGGCCAGATCGCGCGCGACACCCCGGTAGACGTTCGCGGACTCAAGTGCGCGGTTCGCAGCGTCGGTCAGGCCGAGATCGGGCGCGGTGAGCGGGTTGTCCTCGAAGGCCCGGTCGAACGCCGCCTGCGCCGCCGTCGTGGCGGCACTGGCCGCGCCCTCGAAGCGGTTCTCGATCTCGCCGAGGTCGAGGTCAGGCACCAGCGAGATGCGGCGATCAGACCCGAGCGCTTCCAGCCCCTGGTTGATGCCACCAATGAAGCCGTTGATGCGCGAGACCACGCCGTTCAGCATCGCCTCTACGCCGTCGACCAGGCTGTTGGCCGCCTGGAACGCCAGATCGCCAATGGCGGCGGGCAGCAGGCCCCAGATCGCCTTGATCGCCTCGTAAGCCCCCTCGAACGTGTTCGCGGCCGTGTTGCCAAAACCGACGACATTCTCGATGGCGCTCTGCATGCCCGACGCCGCATCGGCCTTCAGGTCGAAGAACATCGCCGTGGCGGCCGCGCCCGCCGCAGCCGCGCCCATCCTGATGCGTTGCCAGACCTCGACGGCGAGGTCCTTCAGGAGCGACATGGCCTCGCCAAAGCCGCCCGCGCCGGACACGAGGCGGGTGAACTGATAGACCAGCTCGCCCGCGCCGACGATCAACGCGCCGATGCCGGTGCGGATCAGCGCGCCGCGCAGGACGACCAGCGCCGTGGCGAGGCCACGGACGGAGAGTGCGGCGGCGGCCATGCCAGCCACCCAGCGGCCCGCGAGAAAGGCCGCGAAGGTCGCGGCGTAGGTGGTCAAGCGGCCGATGTTGTCGAAGAGACCCCGGATCGCGATGCCGAGCGGGCCGGTGCGGCTGGCGACCGCCGCCATAGCGTCAGCCACGGCTTCCAGTGCCGGTGCGGCGGCGACAGCGAGCTGGTTCGACAGACCGCGCCAGATCAGCCCGAGCCGGGAGATCGCATCGTTCGTCCGCTCGATCTGGTCGGCATCCTGCTCCGAGACGACGACCCCGAAGGCAAGGACGTCCTCCGTCGCCTGGCGCAGCGTCGCAGTGTCGATCCGCGACATGGCGATGGAGCCTTCCTCGCCGAAGAGCTGGCCTGCGACAGCCGCGCGTTCGGCGGCGGGCACGAAGCTCTCGATGGCGGCGTTGATCGCACCCACGCGCTGATCCAGCGGCAGGGCGATCAGCTCGTTGGCCGAGAGCCCCAGCCGGTCCAGCGCGTCGGCGGCAGGGCCGGTCCCGGCGGCTGCCTGGCTGAGACGGCGTGTCAGATCCTTGGTCGCCTGCTCGATGCCGGACATCGACACGCCTGCCAGTTCGCCCGCGCGCTCCAGCGTCTGGATCGAGGCGACGGTAGTCCCGAGGGACTGTGCGAGCTTGGCCTGCGCGTCGACCGTCTGGAGGCCGGAGCGGATCATCGCCACGCCAGCGGCGGCAGCGGCGGCCACGGCAGCGGCAGCCGCGACCCGGACCCGGCGCGAGAAGGCCGCGAGCCGGGCGTTCGCCGCCTCCATCTCCCGGCTCAGCCGTCCGAAGCCGCGCGATCCGGCTTCACCAACGCCTTCCAACTCGGCGCGGACCTGGCGGCCGCCCACGGCCGCAAGGCGGACGCTAACCCGTTTTTCCGCCATGGGAGTGATCCATCTGTTCGTTGAGTTTTGCGACCATCACCGCTTCGATGACGGGCAGCAGTTCGGCCATGGCGAGCGGCGGCACGCCGAGAGCGTCACCGAGCGCCAGCGCCGCCGACATGTCCCAGCCGATCACCGCACCCGGCAGGACGCGCAGCTGTCCGCCGAGGCGGCCGACCAAATCCCAGACCTGCCAACCTTCCGGAGTTTCCGGACGGTTCAGCCGCACCGGGCAGTCTTCGCACGCCGTTTTGCATGCTTCGCAGTAGCGATCGCCCCCGCCGAAGGACCAGTCGGCGAGAGCGCGGAGGCGTTTTTTTCCTGTTCCAGCAGCAGGCCCTTCGAGACGTAGGTCAGCTGGAAGGCCTCGAAGATCGGCCAGACATCGAGCAGCGCGTCGATGGCCTCGGGGCTTGGGTCGATGGGATTGCCGTCGGCATCGCCGATGCCCTCCCAGGCGAGCACCGCCCGCCGCGCCAGCGCCTTGGCGAAGGCGACCGCGCGTTCCTCGTCCGAGGCTTCTTCCGGGACTGCCTCGACGGCGGGATCGCTCCGGGTCGCCACCATCAGCGCCGTGGTGCGCGGGCGCAGCTGCACCCGGACGCCGGGCGCGAGGTCGTGCCAGCGCGGGGCGTTGGTCAGGTCGAGCGTCAGCATTCTCAGTACACCTCGATGTCGTTGATCAGAGTTGCGGTGCACATCCGGCCGACCACGCTGTCGCGGGCGGCCTGCCAGTCGAAGGTGGCCTGGACGCCCTGCGGCCCGGAGATCTCGATGCGCGGGCGCGGCAGGTAGACCGCATGCACCGTGAAGGTGAAGCTCTCGCCCGAGGGCAGTACGTAGGCGAATTCCATCTCGCAGGCCTCGCCGTTGATCGCCTGCGTCACCAGCGTCTGGTCGGCGAAGCGCACCTCGATCCGGCC